ACCGCCGTGTTGACGCCGACGGTATTTTCAACAGTGCTGAACCCCAGCATCGGGGTTTGTGTTTCGTCCGTGCCAGTGCGGCTATCTATTGTGTATCCCGAAAAATTCTTGCTGCCGTCAGGGTTTTGAATCGGCGTTGAATCTAGGTAAATATCCTCTTCCGCGCTATTCGGGAAGCCTTCAATTTCACCCTCGCTGACTGCATAAACAGTCTTGGCAAAGGCAACCGAGAACAGGTTGTTGGCTTCCTCAACAGGCTGCCGCGTGGGTGCAACAATCGTTTGCTGGACGACTGTGGGTTGAGGTGAAGACGCGCCACCGCCAGCACCACTGATTTCAGGCAGGTTGTTGAGGTCTTCCATCAGAGGTAGTTTTGCAGCTCAAGGCCGAACGACAGCACCGGCAAACTTCCGATGATGCGCTCACCGTAAAGGACAGGAACCACCTCGCCTTGCTTGGTATTGGCGTTGGATTTATCGAACGTAAAAGACTTCAGTTGGTCTGATTCGCTGCGACCTGTTGTTGATGCGCCACCCATGGTGCTGACGGTTGGCATTTGCGGTGTTGGTGTTAGCAACTGTGCTACCCCGCCAAAAAGCATGGATGCTCCAATCGCACCAGTCACCTGAAACAGCAGTGCATTCTTGGCAAAAGCGGCACCAAAAACACCCGCTGGTCCCAAAAGCGAGAAGGCGACAAGCGCAACACCCGCAATCACTGCGCCCAAACCACCTTCACCGCCACGGCCACTTGGAATAGGAGCCAGCACAAGTCGTTTGCTCATTGGCCACAACAACTGCTCATCCGTCAGCCCAGTCGAATGGTCAGTAACAACGCGCCACACAATGCCGTTGTCGCCGCTTTCAATCAGGTACTGGCGCAGCTCTGGCATCTGTACACACAACGCCCGCACGGCCTCGGCAGGAGTCTTGACCGCAAGTTGGAAGCATCGCCCAAACCGGCGACCAGCCTCACCCAGCAACCTGATCGTGACCATCAACCGAGCCTCCGCACCACCATGTAAGTATTCTCGCGGAAGTATCCGCTGTACGCCGTTGCTCCAGACAATCTGCCAACAAGATGCTGGTACAACAGGTTGGCGCTGGGATCTTCCACAACAGCGACGTGATTGCAGCAATTCTGATTCCTGATGCGGAACAGGATCACATCGCCGCGCTCCAGTGGTACCGTGACCGGCAGGCGCACAAAGCCTTCAGCAGCAAAGTTCTCCTCAAAGTGCGTGAAACCACGGGTTGACCATTCGCCTTCGTACAGCCGCTCGTAATCGCCCATCGCCACGCCCATCTGCTGCCAGTACCAATCCCGCACGGCGGAATAACAGTCGTAGACGCCGTAGTTCCAAGGGCGTTCCAGCAGACCGGCAGATTGTTGAGGGTCAAGCCAGAACGCTTCGCTGCCGCCGCAATTCCACACCGCGTAGGGCAGATTCAGTTGCTTGCAGGCTTTACGGTCAGCCTCGCTGAAGCCGCTGTAATTGATGTGGCTATGCCAGCAGGCAGTCGCGTCGTCGTAATACAGAGCCGTATCCTCGGCGCTAATCGTGAACGTGTCGGGTTCGCCACTGGTGTTGGCACACTCCACCACAGAGCCGTCTTGCAGGATGAAGCCACAGGTTTCGCGTGGGTGGGCGGCCTCGGCGTACTGACGCATGGCGAGCCGTTGGGCGGCGGTCAGCGGATTTGACCAAGTAGTCAGTTCCATCAGCCTTGCGAGTCCACCAAGCCGGGAAAGCCACCGAACGGTAGGCGGCTACCGGAGCCAAAACGTAATTTGCAACTCTCCAGTCGTTTGCCGCACGCATCCTGCGCCAAGGTGCCGACCACGTTGTCATTCGCGTCCCAGTAACTTGCGCCGTTGTAGTGGCAGCCGATGTTGTCGCGGTAGATCCACTGGCATTGTTCGCGCAACAGACGGCGACCGGGGAGGCTGCGGCCTTCAAGATCGAACGGAACAGAAAGCTGGAATGTGACCGACAGTTTTGTTTCATTGGTCTTTTGCTCCACCACCCACTGATCTGGTCCCCAGTAGGCGTCAGGATCGGCTGCAGGTTGACCGTCAAGGTAGGTGGTCAGTGTGCGGATGCGCTGCACCGTGGCGCCAACCAAGTCGTCGTAGGTGTTTGTTAGTCCGGTGATAGCGAGGCCGACATTGGCAAAGGTGATGCTGGGGCGTTCTAGTTGACCGCTGGTGTTCAGCTCAAAGCCACTGGCTTGTAGTGGCAACGCAACGTATGTATTGCCGTCATAGATAACATCGGCGCCGTTAACTTGCGACCAATTACAGAAACGATAAATCGACTGGTCAACAGAGCCAGCCGGAAGCAATACGGCAATATCCAGCGTAAAAAGATCAACAACCTCGGGAAGTTGCGTCTTAAATGTTTGAGCGTTGGGAGGAGTTTGTGTCATACGTAAATTCGCACCAGTTCAAAGCTGACGGTCATATAGCCGGAGCTGGCGGGAGTCATTTCCCAACCGTCGGAAAGGATGTAGTTTCTTGCGGCCAAAGTAAGAGTTACATCGACAACTGTGCCGTTGGCGATGGTCACGGAGGTGAGGCGGCCAGTGGCAAGGTTTGCTGTGTAGTTGGTGGGACGGGTGTAGCCAGCAAGAGTCAGGGATGCGATGTTGTCGTACCCCAGGTCGAGGATGCCGGACTGGAAGGGGCGCTGGAGATTTTTGGTGGCCATGATTGGCGTCCAGCTAATTGGTTGGCCTTTTTTGCTGAGGAAAAAACTTTCGATTGAGTATGCGCTGGAATATGGAAGTGGGGGAGTTTCGCAGCGCCAGCGCTCTTGGTCGATGTTGAGGCCGTCGGTGAGTATTTGGCTGTAGCCGTCTCCGAAGTTGATGAGTTGGCGGCGTTGTGTACGGCGGACTGGTGTGGCCATCACCAGCGGAATGTCCTCGAAATCGATGTAGGCCATTACAGGATGCCCCCGCTGCGCTTCTGATTGACCAGTGTTGCCATCACGATACCTTGGACCTGGCTGGCAATCTGTTTCTGTGCAGCAGGACTAAGGTTTTCGCCTGTGTTTTGGACGGTGATGTTGACCGCGCCAACTTGAACGCCGCCTGCTCCAAGCGCATCGTTGGGGTAGATGCTGCCACTGGTGCGCGGCATAAACAGTTCGGGGCCACGCTCACCGACGAGGTAAGGGGTTCCAGCGGATACAGGACCGCCTGATGCTCGCCCTAATAGAGAGGGCAAGTTAAAGCCTTGGACGCCTACATTGCCGGCACCAAATTGGTAGGGACCTGCGCCCTTAAAGAGACCGCCACCGGGCAAGAAGCTGGCGGCAAGTCCAAGGATTTGCATTTGGATGTACTTGGCGATCATCTGAGCCGCCATGTTCAAGAAGTTATTTGCGGTCGCTTGGAAGAAGTTGGCCAATGCCTGTTGGGCAGACACGCTGCCGTTGATCATGTCCATGAAGGACGAGGAGAACGACTGCCCGATGCTTTCGGCGGCTACGCTTACTTGGTTTGCAGGCGAAATAAGTTTTTCGAGTTCCAGGCGAACTTTTTCGATTTCTTTGGATAGATCGCCGTTGGTCAGAAGGAGCGGAACGTCAAAAGCAAGTTTGTAGTCGGCATTGCTGAAACTACTGAAGGCTCCTGCAAGGGCGTTTTGTGTCTTTGTGGAAAGGATGTCTATTACACCTAACTGTGCGTACAGTTCGCGGGTCTGGCTTTTTTGAGCTTCATTTATAGCCTTTTGAGTATCTACGTCGGCTTTTAGTGATGCATTAAGTTGAGTAGCAAATAGAGCCGCACGTTCTTGGTCGCTAAGGGACTTAGAAAATAATTGCCGGAACGTGATCATTCGTTGAACTCGGGCTTTATCCGCTTCGGCTTGGGCTCTTTCTTCGTCGTTTGCCGCAGCAGAAATAGCTAGATCTGCCTCGGACAGCAGGAAGTTGTCTTGGGCATCGCTGAGTTGTTGGGACCGCAGTTTGGCAATGCGCTCCAGCTCTCGGCGCTGCTGCTCTAGGCGTTGGGTAGTTTCTCGGTCTCTTCTTTCTTGCTCGGTGGCGCTAATAATTGCCTGGGCACGTGAACTTTGAATTCCGGCTAGTTCAATAGCTTGGTTACGTAGCACTTCGTTTTGACGAAGCTGTTCCCCTACAAGTTGACCGTTACTTTCAGTTAGTTTTTTATTTATTTCAAAACGCTCGTTATCATATTTTGCGTTTATACGGGTTTTTTCTGCTTCCAGATCCAGCTGGGCATTGCGGAGTTTATCGGCTTCTGTGCGTCCTGCGGTCCGCTGCTTTTCAATACTTATAAGTTGCTTGTTCAGTAAAATTTCGGCATTGGAAGTAGCGAGAATGTCGGCGAATAAAATACGCGCTTGCTCCAGTTCGCGGTTATTGTCTTTTAGTCCATCATTCATGCGGCGCACAGCTTCATCGCCGGCAATAAATTTGATAACAAGCTCGCCTGCATATTTAAGTACAGCTCCAACGGAAGAGAGTACAACATTTATGCCTTTGATGATTAGATTTACGGCATTTATAACGGCTCCTAATGCAGCTACAAAAGGTGAGCCGATTATTCCAAGCAGTGTGGAAACAGCCGCTGTGAAATCAGCCCATGCTGCTCCAAGGATGTTGACGGCGTCGGTAATCCCGCTAACGGTACCTGGGATGGCACCTGTTCTGCGTAAAATGTCTTCCTCGATTGCAATTTGGGCTCCTCGAATATCACCAATTTGTTTAAGTATTCCTACCTGAGTTGCGAGTGCGGCGTTTACTCTGTAGCCGCTTTCTTCTAAAGTCGTAAGATCCAGATTTTGTAAAGCTGAGCCGAGTTGGGCGGCTTTTTGGATGGCTTGGTCGATTGATTGACCGATGGCGCCGCCAAGAATTTGACCGCCAAATCCGTCACCGACAAAAGAACCAGCAATACTACCGGCTACAGCACCAGCTCCAGCGCCAAACAGGAGAGGAAAACCTGCACCTAGAGCAAGACTTTCGGCTCGCTGGCTAGACTTTTTCTGTTTCTCTTGGAGTGCGGTTCTTTTGTCAAGAATTTCGTTTATTTTTCGCTCGGTTTCAAGTTCTCTGTTGGCTAATTGAAGGGCTTCGCGTCTAGTTGCACCTGATTTTTTGTATAGTTCTGCTTGTTTTTCAAGTTCGCTAGTGGTTAAACGGGTTGCTCCACTGACTTCAATAGTCCGCAGTTTTCTGGCAGCCTGTTCGATGGAGTTTATTTGTTGCTCTAGTGCCTTCAGTTGGCCTTGGCCTTTTACGGCCAATTCAATGTCTACGCTGTAATTGGCCACGTCCGGGCGTAGAAGAGTCTGTTAGCAGTTTACTTGCCGCGCATGGTTCCAGCCTGGTTCTTACGCCTGGTGCGTTCCACGGCCTTTTCCTCCTCTTCGTTTTTCAGCGAGAAGAAGGCTGCCCAAGCGGTCAGTTCCTCTTGGGTGAGACGGGTTGAAAGCTGGGCGACGGTCATTCCCAGCTCGCTGGCTAGGAAAAAGATGAAGTACCAGTCGGAATTAGCTTTTTAGGGCGGCTTTCGCTTCCTCCACCTTGGTTTCGGAGCCGGAGGTCAGCATTGCCAGTTGGATTTCTTGGAGGATGCTGGCTTCGACTTCGCGGCGGAGGGCGGCGCGGTCCCCGTCTTGGAACAGGCGTTTGCCGTCTTTGTCGAGGGCTTTCTCGATCATCAGACTCAGCGCGAAGTCACCAGCATCGTCAGTTCCGGCCTTCTTCTGGATGGACTCGCGCTCGGCGATGGTCAGAGGGTGCCAGTAGATCTCCAGCAGGGTCTCGTCGCCGGACTTGACTTCGTGCTTGTAAAGCTGGCTGACTCCGAATTTGTTGCGGAGTAGTTCGACGG